TTATTGATTACAGAATTATATATGCGGATGTGGCGGAACTGGCAGACGCGCTGGTCTTAGGAACCAGTACTTCGGTGTGGAGGTTCAAGTCCTCTCATCCGCACCAAAGTAAGAAAAGAGAGAATTTTGAATCTCTCTTTTTTATATGCATTTAATGCAATTTTAATGCAACCCAATTTTATTTTCTTCAAAATAAGATAATAATTTATCATCTTCAGAGTCTTCAAACTTGTCGAATACACTGGCATATGTATCTAAAGTAGTCTGTATATTTTTATGACCTAATTTTTTTTGCAATACTTTTATATTCATTCCAGCTTCGATACAACGAGTTGCATAGGTATGCCTTAACATATGTGGATGAATATGATTAGTAATGCAATTAGTTGCATTAAAATTATTTAAAAAAGTATGCGTGCTTCTAGGAGTAATATTAGGGAATAGTAGAGTGCTATTTTTTGGTATATAGTTTAATATTTCTTTAATAATATCGTTAATAGGTATTTCTCTTTGAGATTTTTTTGTTTTTACTTTTTCTCCCATAATAACTTTACCATCATCGTCCCTTGTTAATGATTGATTTATTGTAATTGAATCTTCATTAATACAATTCCACTTTAATGCAAGAACTTCTCCAATTCTCATTCCAGTAAATAGCATTAATAAGATTATGGGTTTATATAGTGTTGTTTCATTTGATAATGCAGATATAAGCTTTTTTTCTTCATCTATGGTTAATGCTTCAACTTTTGAACTTTCTTTATTGGATTTTGGTTTTCGTGCTTCTTCATAAGTAATAGGATTTTTAATAATTATATTTCTTTCAACTGCTCTTTTAAAAGCTTGTCCTAATAATTGATATATTTTTTTTAAAGTTGAGTCAGCATAATTTGTATTATCATTTAAAAAATTTTTTATATTTTTTGCAGTAACTTTTTGAATAGGCATATTTCCTAATGAACTATTTTCTATAATTTTTAATGTATATTTAGCACGATTATATGTGCTGGAAGAATTTTGATTAGATTTCCTTTTATCTTCAATAATTTCTTTACACAGTTCATAAACGGTTATCTCCGATTTATCAATATAAATATCGTCTTGAATATCTGCAATAGCTTTAGTCATTTTTTCTTTAACTTCTTTTCTTGTGTTTCCATATATAGACTTACGATTTAATTTTCCATCGGATTTTCTACCTGCAGTAAATTGTCCAACCCATTTATTTAATTTTTCACTATAATATATAGTACCTTCGCCATTTCCACGTTTTGCCATAGTTACCTCCTTAAAAAATAAGATAAGTATATTTCAACTTATCCTTAGTATATATATCCATATCAGTTTCGTAATTATTACTTAATTTAATAGGCACAGATTTTGTAGTGTTTCAATTATTCCTCATTAGTAAATGACAATAAATTGTTTTCTCTATAATAATTAATAGCAAACTTGGCTGTAATTGGGCTTATTTGCAAGTTTTCAGCAATATCAATATAGTTAGTTATCCCATGCATAAAACACTCCAGAATTGATTTTAGAGGGCAAAGATGAAGTGCTTTCCACTTCATTGCTTTGTATTCTTGTTGATTAATAAAAGTTTTATCAGAAAGAAGGGTATAGTAAGCATTGTACTTATAATGACCTAGTTCTTCTGCCAGGATTTCCTTTTCTTCTATATAAGAATTAATCTTAGAATAATCAACAAATATACAAGTAGTATTGTCTTGAATAATTCTTGCTTTCGTTTTTTTCATTTTAAAATTACACATATAAATATCATTTTGTGCAATTTCTGAATATATTTCTGCTAATTCCATTTTTTACTCCATATTTTTTTTAACAATCATATTCATAACTTCGACAGAATAATTTATTGCTTCCTCTTGAGTCAAACCTATTTCATCTATAAGCATACCAAAAGCAATTCCTGCATCTCCAGTATGATTATTTTTTATTAAGTCTGGAATCAACATTTCATTTATATACTTGTATGCATTTTTCTTGTTATTATTAGAAAATTGCAATAAAATCATATAAACGTCAGTACATATATTTTGTGGTAATTGTGATTTCTTCATTAATTCATTTATAACATTTTTTGCTTCTCTATTTAGAACATCATATTGATTTAATTTTATTTTTTTTAATAAAAATGAAATAATTATCAATGTTATTCCCAAAAAAATCGTTATTTCTATTGACATTTTAATTTTTCCCTTTCAATTTTCTTATATAGTCTACCTGCTTTTGCAATTCTTTTAAATCTTCTTCATCTAAACCATCAGTGTCAAGTCCACCCGCATTAGCAAATTGAACTCTTTTTATTTCCTCAGGATTTCTTATATCTGACTTACCTAATAAGTAATCTATGCTACAATCAAGTACTTTTGATAATTTACTTAAAACATCAATTGAAGGCATATTTTTATTATTTTCGTAATTAGCAATATTTGAACGAGATGTATCAATTTTTTTTGCAAGTTCTTCTTGAGTTAAATTGCAATCTTGTCTAATTTTTTTTAAATTATTTCCAAAACTCATAAATATGCTCCTTTCTAAGAAAATTATAACATTTTATTGTCAGTTTTGCAAACATTTTTTGAAAAAAATAAAAAAATTTTTAAAAAAGTATTGACAGTCAAACAAACATTGTATATAATGTCAGCAGAACAAACAAGAAAGGAGGGGCGAAAATATGAGAGAGAAACTTATAGAAGTTAGAAAGAAAAAGGGCTATACTCAAGAACAAATGGCAGAAAAACTAAATATTGCAAGAACGACATATACAGGATATGAAAATGGAAATGTATCACCATCATTAGAAACAGCCTTAAACATAAAAAAGATATTAAACTATAAAAAAGATGATATTTTTTCAACTTCAAATGTCAGCTAAACAAACAATAAAAAATGAAAAGAAATGAAAGGAGATGAGAAAATGGAAGATAAATTAAAAGCTTTGAATGGAATTACTTATAGAGATTGGCAACATTTGAAAATAGTAATAGATAATAAGTTTTCAGAGATACAAAGCAAAAGCACTCTTGAAATAGACAAGAATGCTTTAGAAGAATTAAAGATTATTGATTAGATAATCACCTCACTTTCGAGGTAATTATAGCACAATAAATAAAAGAGAGAAAGGAGATGAGAAAATGCAAGAAAAGAAATCAATAAAAACATATGAAGAATTACCTGAAACAATAACACCATTAGATTATGCAGACTGGAGAGGTATAGGAGAAAGTAAAGCAAGAGAAATATTTAACAGAAAGGATTTTCCTAGAATAAAAGGAACTGGAGTAAAACAGTTAGCAGATAAAAGAGCTGTATACTTATACGATTTAGGGTTAAAAGAAGATGAAAAGCAAGAAATACTTAAAGAAATAGCTAGAAAAATTGTTTAAAAAGGAGGGAAAACCAGATGAAAATAGTAAATAAGAAAAAATTTATAGCAAGAATAACAGAATTAATTATTTTATTAGTAACGATAATAATTACACCAAAAGCGATTTCTTATGCAAATGCATGGAGAGGTTACAAAGGATTTGGAGGAGAATACCTAGTTCCAGTTTTAGGGTTAATAGCAATATTAGTTATTGAAACAATTCTAGAGGAAAGAGAGGTAAAAAAACATGCCAGAAGATAAATTACATAAGTGTTATATATGGCACATTGTAACATTAGCAAAAATGAAATATCTATTAAGAGAATTAAAAGTAAAAGGAGGGAAAATAAAATGATAGGAAAACACACAGAAGAAGCTCAAAAAATTAAGCAATTAGAAGAAACAATTGCTGCAAAAGATAAGGAAATTAAGGATATTAAGTTAAGTTTAGCTGATATTTTATTACAAATTAGAACATTAAATGAGTCAAATGATTATGGGGATTCTTCTGTTAAAAGAAGAAAAATTTCAGAATTATGTACAGATACAAGATATGAATTACTTATTGATGAAATAGATGGATTTTACCAAAAAGAAAAAGGCAAAATAATAGAACTACCAACCAATCGCAAAATAAGTAAATAGTTCTATTAAAATATTTATAAAAATACTTTCTATTTATATTTTAACATAGAAAGTTAGAAAGGACAAGTAAAAATGGAAAAAGAAATTGAAGAATTTAAAAAAAATTTTGAAAAATCAAGTACTATTGAAGAGTACTCAAGTCAAATAGATTATTTAGAAGATATTTTAATCGCTTTAGAAGATTTACGAATATTATATGGAAAAGATTATAAAACATTTAAAAATGATTATAAAGATACTGGAGCTCAAATGGAATGGATAGAAGAAATGCAAGATGAATTGAAAGAAAGAAAACAAGAGCTTATAGATATAAAAGTAAAAGAACATGAAAAAGATCTTGCAGGAATGAATGCGGAATTTGAAAGGAGTAGATTATAGATGTTAAAGAGCTACGAAGAAATGAGAAAAGTAGATGTAAGTAAATGGGTAGAAAAAAGAGATGGAGCAGATTATTTGAACTGGGCAAAAGTTGTTGATTTATTACACGAAAACGGAGCAGAAAAAGTATATTTTGAACCAGTTGTAAATGAACTAACTGGAAGTAGTTTATATATGACTGAAAAAGAGTTTAAAGATAGCGAAGGCAATACAAATCAAGTATATGAAACAGCAGTAAAAATTGTAATAGATAATTTAGAATTTATTCAAAGAGGGCCTGTTACAAATGGTTCAAATCCAGTCAAAGACAATTCAATGTCTCAACAGAGATTATGGAATTGTCAAACAAGATTATTTGTTAAAGGTGTTGCTATAAGAACAGGACTAGGATTCGATTTATGGTTAAAAGACGAATTAAAAAGCGATAAAGATAATTGGGAAGATGATTTATCAAAACACGATATATTTAAAATTAAAGAAAGATGTCAACAAATATATACACAGAAATTAAAACAAGGTTTATCAGTAAAAGAAATAGCAGAAAGACTTCACAAAACAGAAGATGAAGTAAAAGCATTGTTTAGTTATTTTGATACTTTAAGCAATTTTGAAAGAGATTTATCAAACATTGATACAAAGTCAAGATAGAAGTTATTATATAGGTTGTTCAGATACAAGTATGGTTGTAGGAAACTGGAAAACAAAAACATTTGAAAAATGGTGGCTTGAAAAATTAGGACTTAATAAAAATAATTTATCTAATGAAGCAATGAAAGCAGGGAACAATTATGAGCACAAAATACTTGATAGTTTAGAAATAGAAGATTTAGAAAAAGATAAACAAATTATTAAAGATAGATTAAGAGCAAATTTAGATGGAAACACAAATACTTGTATCTACGAGGTAAAAACACACAATATAGATAAAGAATTTAAAGTATCAAAACAATATTGGAGGCAAGCACAAGTTGAAATGTATGCAAGTGGTATTTATAAATTATATATAGTTGCATACGGACTACAAGAAAACGATTATAATAACTATTTTAATGAAATAGATAAAAACAGACTTGAATTAATAAATGTTGATTATGATAAAGAGTTCATTGAAAATGAATATTTGCCAAAGTTAGAAATATTAACAGAATGCTTGAAAAAGGGGGTATTCCCAAAATGATAGGAACAAGTAATAAAATAATAACTTATTTACTAGAACAGGCTAAAGATAAAAAATTTGAATTGAAAGAATATAAAGAAAAAAGAAGTCTTAATGCAAATAATTATTATTGGCAATTAGTAACAGAGCTAGGAAATGTATTAAGAATGGATAAAGAAGATTTACATTTTTTATTATTACAGAAATATGGACAAAGTGAAATGATAAGTGTAGTTGCTGAAGTAGATATGAAAGACTATTTAAAGTATTACACAGAAGCAGGAGAATCGGATTTAAATGGAAAAACTTTTAAACATTACAAAGTATATAAAGGTAGCTCAGAAATGGATAAAAAAGAAATGTCAATTTTAATAAATGGACTTGTAGAAGAATGTAAGATACAAGGAATAGAAACAAAAACTCCTGCTGAAATCAATTCACTTCTTGAGAGGTGGGATAATAAATGAGTAAAAGAAGTAAAGCCTGTGACATAAGTCCAAAAATTAAACAAATAGTATGGGATAGAGATTATCACAGATGTGTATTTTGTGAGAAGTATGTTCCAAAGACTTGTGCAAATGCACATTTTATAAAGAGGTCACAACGGTGGACTAGGTATAGAAGAAAATATAGTTACATTATGCCCAGAATGTCATTATCAAGAAGATTTTGGACAAGACACTAAATTATACGAAGATTACATAGAAAACTATTTAAAAGGCATTTATGGAGCAAACTGGAATAAAGAAAAATTAATATATAAAAAATGGTAGATTACACGAAAGGAGAAAGCAAGATGAAATGAAAGATAGTTTCATATTATATACAGAACAAAAGGAAGTTGTTGACAAATTAACAGATGAACAAGCAGGAAAAATATTTAAAGCTATATATGAATATGTGCAAACAGATAAAATGCCGGAATTAGATGGCTTACTAGATATAATAATAATCCCATTTAAACAAAGCTTAGATAGAAATACAGAGAAATGGGAAGAGATAAAAAAGAAAAGAAGTGAAGCAGGTAAATTGGGAGCAGAAATTAAGAAGCAAAAACAAGCAAAAGAAGCAAATGCTAATTTTGCCAAAAATGAAATAGCAAATCAAGCTGTTAATGTAAGTGTACCTGTACCTGTTAATGTAAATGTAAAGGATAATGTAAATGTAAATGATAATGCAAGCGACAGTTGTGTTGACGGTTTGCAAAAAATCATTGAATTTTATAATAACAACATAGGACAATTAATGCCTTATGGCTTAACATTACTAGAAGATTATTTAAAAGAAATGCCTAGTGATTTAATTATTTACGCAATGAAAATAGCAGTAGAAGCTGATAAAAAGACAATTAATTACATTAAAGCTATTTTAAATAATTGGAGTAATAAAGGGATTAAGACAGTGATTGAAGCTGAAAAAGAAAATAAAGACTTTAAAAAATCAAAAGGTAAGAAAGAAAGCAATTTTGAACAAAGAGAATATGAAGATTTAAGTTATTTATATGCAAATAAAGGAGAGTGAGTACAAATGACTCAAAAAGAACGAATTATAAAATACATAAATGAATTTGGGTATATAACAAGCTGGCAAGCATATCAAGATTTAGGAGTAATGCAATTAGGTGCTAGAATAGATCAACTACAAAAAGACGGATATAAGTTTAAAACTGACTGGGAGCATAAAAAGAATAGATACGGAGAGAATGTAAGTTTTAAAAGATATAGATTAGAAGTGGCAAAGGAGAAAAAATAAATAGTGTAGAAGAACCTTGCCGAAGTTGTATATATAAATGTCGGTAGAGTAGAAGAAATATCGTTTATAAGCGATAAAAATTGCAAATATGCAGAAAAAGAAGTTGAGTGGAAACAGGAAAGGATAAAGCTATGAATTTAGGTAGCAGCAGATGGAAAGCTAATTATATATGTGATAAGTGTGGAAGAAAGATACAATATATAGCACAAAAAGGATTTGTAGGTATAAATCATTATTATAAATCTACAAGAGGAAAATCAGTACCAGCTAAAGACTTTGATTTATGTAATAGTTGTGAAAGCAAACTAAGAGAGTGGCTGAATACTAGAGAAATACCTACAACAAAGGAAATATTAAATAGTTTTCCAGAATATAAGAAAGGATGAAGATATGAAAAAGAAAGTAAAAATAGAATTATATAATGACCATTTTGAAAATGCTAAAAGATATGGAATACCACACGCACAATTAATAATAGCAGATATTCCATATAATCTAGGAAATAATGCTTATGCAAGTAATCCTAGTTGGTACATAGATGGAGATAACAAAAATGGAGAAAGTAAATTAGCAGGAAAGAGTTTTTTTGACACAGATAATGACTTTAAAATAAACAACTTCTTTGATTTTTGTACTAGATACTTAAATAAAGAACCTAAAAAAGGTGGAGAAAGAGGCAAAAGCAGTAATGCTCCTGCAATGATAGTATTTTGTGCCTTTGAACAAATACCAATGGTAGTAAATGAAGCTAAAAAACACGGACTTGTAAAGAGTTATCCATTAGTATTTATAAAAAACTTTTCAAGCCAAGTATTAAAAGCAAATATGAAAATAGTAGGAGCTACAGAATATGCAGTAGTTTTATATAGGGACAAGCTTCCAAAATTCAATAACATCGGAGAAGATGGAAAAAACCACATGATATTTAATTGGTTTGAATGGAAAAGAGACAATAAAAATGAATATGCTAAAATACACCCTACTCAAAAGCCTGTAAATGTACTAAAAAGATTAATAGAAATATTTACAGATGAGGGAGATGTAGTAATTGATCCAGTAGCAGGAAGTGCAAGTACATTAAGAGCTTGTGCAGAAATGAATAGAAGTTGCTATGGATTTGAAATTAAAAAGGACTTTTATAATAAAGCAAAAGAACAAATGATAAGTGATGAAATACTAGAGGAGATATTTGATAGGAGTCAAATTACAATAGAGGAACTTATGGAGGTTTAATATGCCAGAAGAAGAATTTTTAATACAAATGAAAAACTTCTTTGAGGGAATAGACAAGTTAAAATTGGACCTAGAAGAAGATATAAGAGAAAAGGAATTAGCAAGAAATGATCTACTTCATGAGCTATAGTTAGGAAATTTAAATGCTGTAGAGATGACACAAGTAGCAAAAGCTTTAAAAGATGTTCTTCAAGAAAGAAGAAAAAGCAAAGATGAACTTAATAAAGTAATGACATTAAAAGGATTTACAGATAAGTACAACAATAAGCTAATAACAGGAGACATTATCCAGGTTATAAAGAACTTAAGAACATTAAAAAGTAACCAAGAAAACAGAGTATACAAAGCAAGAGTAATAACAAATTTAAAGTGTGCAGGAGGCAAAGATGAACAAAGTAATAGCTAAAGAATATGTAGATAAAAATTATTTGCATAAAGATGTGATAAGAGAAAAATTAAAATGGTTAAATGAAGAAGGGTATTGGGAATTTAATACAGATAGAGATTTACTATTATGTTGTGAAATATTAAGAAGTTTTTTGGAGGATAAATAGATGAGAGGATTTAATATACCAGGGAAAATACAGGCAAAACAAAGACCAAGATTTAATGGAAAATTCGTATATACGCCAAAAGAAACTACAAATTATGAAAATTGGGTAAAGGCTTGTTATATAGAAAAATACAAGAATGAAAAGCCATTTGAAAAGGCATTAAAAGTCAATATTATAGCAACATTTGAACCACCTAGAAGCATTAGTAATAAAAAAAGAAAAGAATTGATTGAAGAAAAAAAAGGATATACTAAGAAAAAAGATGTAGACAACATAAGTAAAATAATATTAGATGGTTTAAACAAATTGGCTTATAAAGATGATGCTCAAGTTGTGGAATTATATATTAAAAAAGAATATGGAGAAAACGATAATGTATATGTTGAGATAGAAGAGGTGTTTTAATGAAAGAAAATACAAATAAGTATGAAGTGAAAGTTATAACAAAAAAAGGAGAACAGATATTAATAGATGCAGAAGATTTTGATAAAGTGAAAAGATATTGTTGGTGCATATCTAAAACAGGATATCCAGTGGCAAACGTAAAAGGAAAGGTTACAAAGTTACATAGATATATACTAGAATTATCAAATCCAAATATAATAGTAGACCATAAAAATAGAAATAAACTTGACAATAGAAAAATAAATTTAAGAATATGTACTATTCTGGAAAATTCAAGAAATACAACAAAATCTAAAAATAATAAAACGGGATATTTAGGAATAAGTTTTGCAGGAAAAAATAAATTTAGAGCTAGAATCATGGTAAATGGAAAGGAAATAAGATTAGGACACTATGAAAAAATAGAAGATGCAATTAAAGCAAGAAAAGAAGCAGAATTAAAATATTTTGGGGATTATGCTCCACATCTTAATTAATTGCAGAAATACCAAGTGTAAGTGTAGAAATAAAGGAAGTGTAAGTTATGATTCAATTTATGTTAGGATTTATAATAGGAGGAGTAATAGGAATGCTATTAATGGAACTAGTACATATAAATAAAGATGAGGAGGAATAAATGTTAATAAATAAAACAACAGTAAAACATAAAAAAAGCATTTATATATGCGATAGCTGTCAAAAACAAATACAGGTAGAAGATAGAGTAAGAATAGATAGAAATACAAAGAAAAAATATGACCTATGCAAAGATTGCTGGAGAAAAATAAGGATTATTGTGGAAAAGCATAAATTAAAGAAAGAGGTGTAAAAGTATGAGCAATGAAGAATTTAGTTGTGATGTTGATGAAAAATCAATAGATAATTTAAAAAAGATTATAGATAGTGAATTAAAAGAAAGAAGTAAAAGGTTTAATAATGGTGTTGAAACAATAGATGATTTAATAAATGGATATAGACATTATAAAATTTGTAATGATAAAGGATTAAATTTAGATGTTGTTGAGCTTAAACATTACAAAAGATTAATAGATTTTTATAAACAAGCAAAATCAGATTTATATGAAGCTAATAATAGAATAAATGATTTATTAGATATAGTAAAACAGAAAGATAAAATGATACAAGAAATGGCAGAACAATTAACCACACCAATTCATGATAAAGAATGGGTAATAAAATATTTTGAAGAGAGGTGTAAGTAAATGAGCAAATTTATTATATATAACAATGATGACAGTATTGGAGATTATGAAGCAGTAAATTTTATAAGAGCAGTAATAAGTGAGGGAAAAGTATCACAGACTAGCAGAGGAAAACAATATTGCTTTGCAACTAGATTTAAGAGTGGTGTTGTTGTTACTTGTAACAAATTAAGAGAAGATACATTTACATTTAGAGTAGAAAGAGAGGCGTAAGTAAATGAATATAGAAGAAGCAGTAAATCGCTATTTAGAATTAAAACCATGTAAAAATTGGATAGAAAGCATAGAACCAAGTTTTTTCTTTGAATTTGCGCAAACAGTTATAACAGCTTATGAAAAAGAAAAAGAGAAAAATAAAAAGATAGATGAATTTTGCAGAAAAGAATTAGCTTTTGAAAGAAGATTAAAAAGAGAAAATAGAGAACCAGATGAATTTAATCAAGGTAGATTTTATGTTAGCGAAAATATTAGAAAAATCATTGAGGAGGAATAAAACAATGTTAAGTGATGAAGAAAAACAGGCGATAAAAGATTTAATAGATAGTAATAATTTAAGTTTAATAGGAGATGGAACTTGTATAAATTCAAGATACACTATAGGAACTATTTTAAATCTAATCGAAAAACAAAAAAATATAATAGATAGTACAAAAAGAATTTTATATGATGAGGAATTAGACTATTGCGATACATTAGATGAAATATATCATTTTTATGAGGAGGTGGTTAATAATGAGTGATGAAGAAAAGAGAGAATACGAAGAATTAAAAAGCTTATTATATACAGGAACAATATCACAATATGGAAAAAGAAAGTTAATTGATCTAATCGAAAAACAATCTAAAGAAATAGAAGAATTAAAAGAAGAAAATGAAAAGTATAAAAATCCACCATTTTTTGATGAAGATAAATATATAGAAAATGACAAAATAAAAGCAAAAATAGAAGAAGTTAAAGATGGAACTTATGATGCTAAAATAGTTTTGCAATCACTTTTAGAAAAGGAGTAGATATATGAGTAAATTAGGAAACGAAAAAAGAGGGTTCTTATTTGATATTATAGAAAGTCAAATAGGTAAAATAATTACATCTCAAGATTATTATAGAGAAAGCTTACACAGCTTAGATGATTATGAATATATTTGTAATTGTTGCTTAGAGATATTTGAAAGTAATTTAAAATACAAAAAAAGTCGCTATTTTAGTGAAAAAGAAATTGGAGAAAAAGTCAATAGCTATTTGATTGAATTAAGAGATTGGATAACAGATGTTTTAGAGGAGGACTAATCTATGGAAAATGAAATAAAAGTAAAACACCCTAATGGATATTCAGGAATCTTATATGGCAAAAGAAGTATGGTTATATTTTACAACAATGAAGAAGTTTTACATACAGGTTTTAGAAATATAAACACAAAAGAAGAACTATATGAGCATTTAGAGAAAATGCCAGAATTTATGAAAATGTTAGATGATTCTATTGATGAAATAATAGATGAGAAAATTTGATGAAATCTATAAGTCATAAAGTAAAGGAGTAAAAATAAAATGCAAATATTTGAAGATTTAGTAAAGTGTAAAGACTGTATGAACAATATAAATGATAAATGTATTTTATATCCAGGAAAAGATGTAAATGAAGAAGATACAGGCTGTTATGTTGGAATAGATAAAGTAAATAAGCAAAAAGTTGTTACAAAAATGTGATAAAGCATATAAAAAGTCATTAGAAAAATATGAAAGGAAGGATTAAAGATGATAAAGAAACAATTTTTATTTCCAGAGTGTTATATAAATAAAGTCCCTTATTGTGATAAATGTAAGGTACAATTATGGAATACGAACACAGAGTTATTAACATCGCCACCAATAAAGATTTTTCAATGCCCAAAATGTAAAGGAAAATACAACATAAGGGTAGATGAAATACAAGGAGAATGGAAATGGAGAGAAGTTTAGCTGTAATATACAGCAGTTAGGAGGAAGAATGAGTTTAGATATAAATATAACAGCAAAAAGAGAAGTAGAAATATATGAAAGAAATGTAACTTATAATTTATCAAAAATGTATTATAAGTGTATAGATAAAGAAAAAGGATTTAAAAAACTTGATGGAATGAATTGTGGAAAAGCATTACCAATTATAAATAATGCTATACAAGATATGTTAAATAATGCAGATGAATATAGAAAGTTAAATCCTGAAAATGGTTGGGGAAGTTATGAAGGATTATTAGCAACATTACAAGAAATGAGAAATTGTTGCGAAAGTAATCCAGACGGAACAATAAATATTTTTTGAAAGGAGCTGATAATATTGAGTAAAGCAGATGAGAAAAATGAAATATATCAAGTATTAACTATAAAGAAACCAAACTATAAATCTTTAATGGATATTTGTTCTGCAAAGGTATATAACGAAAAACATTTTAATTGGTTTCAAAAAATAATGTGGAGATTATTATTAGGAATAAAAATAACAGATGTAGGAGGGGAAGATGAATAAAAAGATA